AGCAAACGCAGGTATGTGCAAAATTGGCAATAGGGGGTACATTTTAAAGAGCAACAATGAAGATAGAAAAGGTAAAAATCGAACGATTGAAACTAAACCCGGCAAACCCGCGCACAATCAAAGACGAAAAGTTTGCGCAGTTGGTTCGCTCCGTTCGTGACTTCCCGCAAATGTTGGAAATCCGGCCAATTGTTGTGAACGCACAAATGGAGGTTTTGGGCGGCAATATGCGCCTTCGGGCCTGCATCGAAGCCGGGCTAAAGGAGGTGCCAATTATTCGCGCTGAAAACCTAACGGACGATCAGCAGCGGGAATTTATCATAAAGGACAACGTCGGTTTTGGGGAGTGGGATTTTGATGCGCTGGCCAATGAATGGGATGCGACAGAATTATCTGAATGGGGGCTTGACGTGCCTGATTTTGCGGCAGGTGTTGGGCCTGGGGAAGCGCAGGAGGATAACTACGAAGTGCCTGAAGAAATTGAAACTGATATTGTCGCCGGGGATTTGTTCGAGATTGGCCATCACCGGCTACTTTGCGGGGATAGCACGAAGGCGGAGGATGTTGCGCGGTTGTTTTGCGGGGATATTGCTGAAATTATTTTCACCGACCCAGACTACTCAATGAGCGAGGCCGATTTATTCATGTGTTACGCAAACGTAAAGGACGCTTACAAGAAAGCGTCGATGTGGGTATGCTCAGATAAACAGGCGGTTAGGCTTGCGTCGAATGATTTTGATCGGTTTAGTAGTTTTTTTATTCACGACTTTAAAATCCCGACATTGATTTCAAATTATCGGGCGATGCAGAGGCACAATATGATTTGTATATTTGGCAGCGCCGCGATAATTAATAGAATGGACGGGTTCTCAACAATAGTGCCCGTTGCAACAGAGCGAACACTTGAAAGCCATAATATAACCCCAATGGCAAAACGCGTTGCACTTCCTGCTGAATTTATATTGCACTTCACCAATGAAAACGATATTGTTGCCGACATTTTTTGCAATTCAGGTTCAACAATTGTCGCAGCACACCAGTTAAGTCGTCGTTGCTACGGCATTGAAATTGAGCCGAAATACTGCCATGTGGTTATTGACCGAATGCTGAAATTAGACCCAGATTTAGAAATAAAGAAAAACGGGCAGCCATATCTATTTGAACAAACAAAAGTAGTATGAAAGGACGCAAACCACTACCGACGGAAGTCAAGCGGGCGCGGGGCACATTGCAGCCCTGCCGGACGCGGACGGATGAGATGCGGCCCGAACTTGTACGCGACATGCCGGAGCCGCCCGAATACCTTGACGAGTATGGCCGTGCGGAATGGGAACGGATACTTCCAGAACTGAAAGCGTCCGGCGTCCTTGCCCGCCTTGACATATCGATAATTGCAATGTATTGCAATGAAATAGCGACGTATATAGAGTGCCAGCAGCAAATGAAAAAAGCCGCAACGCGGGTTATGGTCATCAAAGACGACTCCGGGAAGGTGAAGTACGCACAGCAGTTGCCATACCAAAAGATAGCAAACGACGCGCTTGAGAAAGCCGTCAAAATAGCCGCTGAATTTGGATTCACCCCGGCGGCGCGGACGCGGATCGGGGTTGGCGGAACAGAAAAACCAAAATCTGCAATCTTTGACCTAATGAAGCCGGTAGTCACTAAAAAAGTAATATGATAGAACGCGCAACCTCCTATATTGACGACGTACTCGCGGGCCGCATTGTGTGCGGCAAGTTGATACGTCTTGCAATTGAGCGGCACGTTAACGACCTGAAGCGGGTAGGCCGCCCGGGCTTCCCGTATCATTTTAGTGAAGACGAGGCGGCTCGGGTGTTGGGACTGTATGAACATTTCAAGTTCAGCAAGGGCAAAGAGACGGGAAAGCCGTTCGACCTTATGCGCTGGTGGGCCGCAATTGTGTACATGGCCTTTGGTTGGCGGAATAACGACGGCCGAAAGCGGTTTAAAAAAATATATTGCAAGGTTGCGCGTGGCAACGCAAAAACGGCAAACCTGGTAACAATCGGCACAATTGGCTTTCTGTTCGACGGGGCAAGCGACCCAGAAATATATTGGGCGGCAACAAAGAAAGACCAGTCAAAAATAGGATGGGACCGGCAGCGTAGCATGTTGCGCATGATGGCGTCTGACATACCGGAAATTGGGTCGATGCTGAGAATCCCGAACGGTGACACATCCTCGCGGGTTAGCCGGAATGACTGCCTTTCGTGGGTGACGTATTTAGGCAAGGACAGCAACACGGAAGACGGCCTAAGCCCTTACTACGCACTGATTGACGAATATCACGCCTGGGACAATAACGGGGTAATGAATGTTTTGGAATCCGGCATGGTGAAGGTCGATGACCCGGTGACGTGGATTATCACGACAGCCGGGTACAACCCGGAAGGGCCGAACAGCGAGTTTTTGAGTGCCTGCAAAAACATGCTAGAGGGCGTTGCCCCGAACGATGAATTGCTTGCCTTCATTTACGAACTTGATGAGGGCGACGACTGGAAAGACGAAAGGGTTTGGCCAAAAGCAAACCCTGCCCTTGGACACGACGCTTACCGTGAAACCCTGTTGAATGGAATCCGCACGGAGTTCAACAAAATCAAAACGGAAGGGCTTACAAAAGAAATAGACTTCAAGGTAAAGAACATGAACATCGAACAGGCGGCAAAACGCGGCTGGCTGTCCGATGATGTTTGGATGAAAGGCGGCGGCATGGCCCCGGACGACGAACTAAAGGCCCGCCAATGTTGGGCCGGGCTTGACCTTGGAAATACTAGCGACTTCAACAGTTTTGTTTTGTTCTGGCCCCCGGATGAGCGACACAAAAACAGTGTAGTGAAGGCATGGTACTGGATACCGGAAAGCGCAATTGAGCAGCACCGGGTTAAGAGGCCGTTTGTCGAGCGGTGGGCAGCCGAGGGGCATATAACAATAATGCCCGGCAACGTAACGGACTACGATATGATACGGGAGGACATTGTTCGTATTTGCGCCGGCCTGCCCCTGCAAATGTGCGCCTTTGACCAAAAGTTTGCATCGGCCATCATTCCAAAATTGATCGAAAACGGCGTACCGTGCGAACCGCTTACGCAGTCCTGGACAAACCTAACCCCGGCCGTTGCCCATACCGAATTGGCGATAAAAGGCGAAACGCTCCTACACGGGGGAAACCCTGTTTTGCGCTGGAATATGCGTAACGTAGTAATGCAGTACGACCGGAACGGGAACGCCCTACCGAGCAAGGGCGCAAGCGCGGAGAAGATTGACGGCGTGGCCGCAATGCTTAACGCGATTGGTCAATGGGTGAAAGACACAAGCGACCCGACGCGCAACCAGGGCAGTTACCTATTTGAGGAAAACAGCGAGTTAATTGTATTTTGAAAAAACACAAGATGATAAGAATCCTAGTTTTAGAGGATAAGCACCTCACCAACACCGGCTATTGGCGGATTTACCGCCCGTTGCGGGTAATGTCCAAAGTTCTGTTCCCGGGAACGTTTTCAATCGACGTTGAAAACAAGAACTTCAGTTACGCCCAATTGGCGTTTTACGATGTGATTATTACCCGGCGCCCGTCCGGTGAAAGCGCCGAAATCTGGCTAAAGTTCCTGGAAAAGGCCAAAGCGATGGACGTCCCAATTATTTTCGATGAGGACGACGCGGTAATGATGTGCCCGGAAAACCACGAACTTTCAAAAGTTTTTGAACGGAGAGACGTAAGGGCCGCGTACCAGGCGGCGCTACAAACCGCCTCTTTGTTCTGGTTTTCGACGCCGCCGTTTGTCGAATCGATACCGCCGCTGCTTTCCGGTGGCGGGGCAATGGCCGCCGTTATTCCGAACGCCATACTACCTGAGGATTTGCCCGACGGACCGGCCCCGGATAACGGGATAATTGGCTGGCAGGGGAAAAGCGTACAGGTACACGACACCATCGAAGCGGGTTGGGATTGGTACAATGAAAATAAGCACAAGGCCGGCACTTGGTTGTTTTTCGGGTGGCAGCCGCCGCTGCAACATCTTGCCAACACGCAGACGATTGATTACATTCAGGACGTAGACGTGTATGTATCATCCTTCAAAAAAAACAGCATCAACGCGCTATGGAAGCCGCTGATTGACTGCCCGTTCAATGACCACAAATCTAACCTGAACTGGCTCACTGCCACGATGGGCGGCGGGTATTGCATCACCAACTATGCCGGCAAGCCCGGATGGGAGTTTGCGACAAAGGAAATACTGCCCTATGACCAGGCGTGTGAATTGTGGGCGCGTTCAAAAGAGCACATTTTGGAGCATTACAATTTGCTGAAAACCGCCGAAATGCGGGCGCAAACTATTTTCTCATTGGTGCCGCAGTTTTTTCAACAACAAGTGGAGCCGAAAATGGCAAAGGTGGAAGGATGAATGCCTGCCTAATCTACCCCGGCCATACCCGCACATGGGGCCGCTGCCGCGCTAATCAGGAGGCTAATTTGCAGCCGTTCCCGTCCGTTATTGTTCACTACAATGAACACCATGCGGAACTAGTCAAGTACACGCCCGACGATTGGCGGCACTACTATGAAAACAAAGTGCCGGAATCATGGCCGGAAAATTCGATTAATATGTGGCACAACATGTACCAGGCTTTTCAGATGGCCCCCGCCGGGCTTGACTGCTATGTGCGCTCCCGGTACGACATCATCCTTAGCGGCCCGATTGACTTTCGGAATTACGACATGCGCCCGGACGTTGTGTACATCCCGCAGGGGAATGACTACCGGGATGGTGTCAATGACCAATTTGCGTTTGGCAGTTACGAGGCGATGAATAAATATTTCGACGTCTTCAATATGCACCCGGCGCACTTCGCCGCCGGCAAAACCTTTCATACCGAATCCTATCTACGCTACACGCTGGACGCTCACCGGATTAAGGTCGTGCGCATTCCGGCTACAAATACAATTGTAAGGCCATGACAAATAAAGAAATCGCAATCGAACTAGTGCGCCTTTCTGGGCAATGTAACAATAATGCTGCCGGGTCAATTTTGGTAACAGCAGCCGGCGCGCTAATCGAAGGTGGCGAAGCGGTTGATTTGTTGTGCGAAATATGCGGCAGGTTTTCAAGGAGCAGGATAGAGGCAATTCAACAATCAGAAACAGATTTTAAAATCTGACAAAAAAGGCAGTATATGACAAAAAAAGCCGAAAAAGTTTCTAAAATACCCCACATATACCAAAATATCGACGGTTTCTTTAATTTCGCTAACCTGTACAGCGAAATTGCCGAGTGGATACCGGACGGCGGCGTATGGGTGGAAGTCGGGGTATATTGGGGCCGCTCTTTCAGTTACGGCGTGGTGGAAACCGTCAACCGGGGAAAGAAAATAGATATGGTTGCCGTGGACGCCTGGCCGGACGCATGGCCAAGCCCGGAAGGGTGGCCGATGATCGAAAAATTCAAAAACGAAATGGCCCCGCTGGAGGGATATTTCCGGTATATCCAAAGCGGGAGCGCCGACGCGGCCCGGCGCTTTGAAGACGGAAGCGTGGACTTTGTTTTTATCGACGCTGATCACGTTTACCCACGCGTGATCGAGGACATCCGCGCCTGGTTGCCGAAAATAAAACCTGGCGGCATTATGGCCGGGCATGATTACAACCTGCCGCACGACGGGGTGATGCAGGCGGTTAACGAGGCATTCAGGACAAAAATCGATCAAAGCGGAATGATTATCAGTAAGGGCAAAAAAGTTGAAACAATACCGTGCGACGATTACGAAGAAAAAGATCGGCCGTTTTATTCATGGAAAGTTCAACTTTAGAAATATGGACATTGTAAGTCTTGAAACAGCGGTAAAATTGAAGGAGGCTGGATTCCCTCAGCCAGAGCCAGTAATTGGGCAATTTTGGTATGGCGTTGACGAGAAATTGCTGGTTATCACCCACGCCGTAGAGTACACGCCGGGCTTTGTTAGGCTAAATGGGCTTAGGGAGGTATGGACTGCCAATGGAGAGGCGTTTACGGATGGCGTTTTCGCCCCTACTGCTGCCGACATTTTGCGGCACTCGCTAACCATATCGCTAAGATTTTCCATATTTGGAGCGCCAATATTGATATTTTCCGCTAAGACGAATACAAAAAGGTTTGAGCACGAAATAGCCGCCGAGGCTTGCGCGGCCGCGTGGCTTGAATTATACGACAATAGCGAATCGAGAGAACGCTTTAATGGCGTCCCGTTCGGTGAATGGTTTAAAAATAATAACAGTGCTGGCGACTAAACACGAACACATTCAAGACACTATTGAGGGATGGTTTAATTTCCAGAACCTTTACCGGCAAATCATCGAATTAAAAAAACATGGGGAATAAAACCATCGACATCGACAACTTTGAGCGCAACGCCGCTGCCGCCCTACGGCAGAGCCGCGAGCAACGCAAAGAAAAGGCCCGCCGCCTGGCCGGCATGGTTCCGATTCCTGACCGAATGGACATGGCTAAGTATGCACAGGAGTATTTCTGCCAAACGGGCGAGGCAGTAGAGGTTGGGGTTTTTGAGGGGCAATTTTCCGCACACAATCTGCACCATTGGCGCGGCCGGTACACAATGGTTGATACATGGGCGCACCGCCCCGGCGACGGGCAGGACAAAAACGACGAAGACGCGGACTACTGGAAAGGTATTCGGCTTCGCGCTACTCAAAACACGGGCTTTGCCGGGGATCGGCGCAAAATCAGGCAGGGCTATTCCGTTGAGGTAGCCGATGAAACGCCCAACTTCCTTTTCGATTGGGTGTACCTTGACGCGGGGCACGATTACGTCAATTTCAGAAACGATCTAGAGGCATGGTGGCCCAAACTACGCCCAGGCGGGTTGTTTTCAGGCGACGATTACGGCACGGGCTTTGACCATCCGCGCTTGGGCGTGATTACGGCTGCCCGGCTTGCCCGGAAATACGGCGGCATTGCCGAGGCGTACAAATGGGGCACCGCATTAGCGCTGAGCGAATTTTGCGAGGCACGAAAATTGCAGTTGAATATTACATGGTTGAACGACCAAGCCAACCCGGCGTGGTACATAATTAAACCGGAATAAGATGGACGGCAAATTAATTGAGCAAATCATAAGCGGCCGCGATTACAACGTTGAGCACGCCGAAAGGCGAGCGCGGCGGGAAGGGTTCTCTGACGGATTTTTGGCGTGTATTTCGGCCCTGAAAAAACAAAATCCGGGCATGGTAATTGATACGGATAAACTGTTGAACGAATTAACGGAATTGCTAAACAAATGACGTTCACCGGCCTAAAAATAGTAATCACCGCCAACGGCGAAGGCTCTCGGATGAGGGGAATAAGCCCCAGAGCCAAGCATTTGCTGTATTACGGCGGCAAACGCATCTGTGAGGCCATACGCGACGCCTTTAGCGCATACGGGCCGGTATACATCCTTACTCATTACGAATTTCCGTATGAGGGCATGGAGTGGATCAAATGCGAGCCAACGAAAACCAGGAAAGAAACCCTGAAGGCGTTGCGCGGGTGGGAAAATGTTTTGATTGTTGATTGCGATATTATCCCGCTTGGTATTACGCCTGAATTAATGCGCTACGTTATGGAAAGCGCCGCCGATTGTATTTGGAGTTTCCAGTCTGATAACCCGAAATACGGCGGGCTGGCAATGGATGAAAGCGGGCGATTGACATACGCCAAAGAGCGCGACGCCGGCGCAACATTAAGGGCGTCCGGCGCGTATTTCCTGAAAGACGTTTCTGCTACACTGGACAAGATGGAAGACCCGAACGGGTTGGCCGCCGCAATGATCGGCGCGGCGCTAATTCAGGAAAATACGTTTGTCCGCATTGGCGACGTTGAGGACTATTTAAACGCAATAACAAGTGACAGTACAAGAAATAAAAAAAATACTTGACGCCGGCAATCTTTCCGAGGCAATTGACGCGCTCAATGGCAAGGTGCCCGACGTGCCAGCGTTACGGGCAAAACTAAACGAGGCAAAAAACAGGCGTAGGCTTGGGCTTATGCCAGAAAGGGACTATGAAAAGGAAATTTTGCAGGTCGCCTTTGCTTTGCGCGAAATAATAGAAAAGATATGATAATTGCCGTTGACTTCGATAACACTCTCGCGCTAGGAAACTACGCCCACATTAGCCTGCTGGCCCCAAACAGGCAGTTGATCGAACGCCTACGGGCGTTAAAACAGACGATTAATCCTGAGATTAAAATCGTCACGGCCAGGGGCGCAAAGGATAGGCTTAGGGAAAAATCGAAGCGAAAAAAGTATGCGGCCCATATCACGGAATGGCTGAACAAATACGGCGTTCCGTTCGATCAAATTTCGTTTAACAAAGAATATGCAAACCTATACATCGACGATCAGACTATTGCCCCGCTTGATGACTTCACCGGGGAAATATCCGGTTTCACCGGAAATAAAGTGGTGCTGACCGAAAACATGGCAATCAAAACCTGCAAAACGGCGCTGTTCGAATTTGAGTGGTACAAGGAAGCCCGCACGCGTGGGTTTAATGTTCCGGACGTGCTTTTTTGCAACGATTGTTGCATTATTACGCAGCGGCAAAAGTGCTACCGCAAACCAACCGCCGCAGATTTTATTCAAGTTCTGGAAAGGTTCAAAGGCATGCAACACGGCGAAAATATGCCGTTTTCGTCCTACCTTGAAAACCTGCCTACCGACATCCAGGAGACGAGCGAAGCGGTAAAGCGGGTATTGGCAGAACTGCCCGGAAAGCGGCACTATTCGACGTTTTTTCACGGCGACCTGAGCACGACAAACGTGCTTGGGTTCGGCCCTGATGGTGGCGCCCCTATTTTGATCGACCCAAACTACAAACACATTTTCGGGTCGTACCTTACCGACGCCGGCAAAGCCGTGTTTTCGTTAATCGCTTATGAAGCGAACTACCCGGATGCGGAAAAAATTGTTGAACATTTCGGGAAAGAAGTTCTACACTTTGCCGTTGCCGAGGGGTTGCGGGTTTGTAAGTACCGGGAAGAATATGTTACAATGGTTAATAATATTGCTGATTTGATATGAGATATGAAATAACAGAAAATGACGGCTGGCACCACATAGACACAGACTTTTCGATGGTTAGTGAGGTTGCTGAAATAATAGCCGTATGTTTGGGCGTTTCAGGCGTCAAGTATGAGGGAAGATACCGAATTTCGTTTTCAATTGCCCCGCTATTTGCCAAAGAGCAGGTTTATTTACATGTAGTGCGCGTACTTGATTGTCTTATTCAATCCGGCGACGGCATGTGGTCTGAATCATACGAGTTAATAAAGCGGGCAAAATACCGGAACTTCAACGGGTTCCTTGCGCTGCATCAACCTTCTAATTGATATGAACTTAGCAAAAATTCAAAATATACTCTCGCTACCAATTAGCGACGAACACAAGCGGGCCGCTATACTAGGCGTAATTTCCGAAGACGAAAACGCCATAACAAATATTCTGGCCATGTTGGCGGCAGAGAGGGCCAGCAATAAGGCGCTTATACAAGACATGAACCACGAACTTTCACGCCTCCACGCGCACGTTGAAAGCCCGGCGTTAATGCGCCGGAATAAACCGTTTTTGTTGGATCAATTCCGGGCGTTTTACGAGCGGTGGGCGAGCCGCGTAACGCCTTGTTATAATAATTTGAAATGAGCGAAGCAGGAAAAAAATCAGTCGGAATATTCAAAGCCCAAAAACAAACAAACCGATTCAATAAGAATCAGCGTGTTTGGGTTGTCATGGACTTTGGCAATCATTTGCGCATCGCTTTCAAATGGCGCGGGAGGGGCCGGTATGTTTCCGGCACAATAGCAAAATGGAATCACACCGGCACTTGGTTTAATCCCGCTATTGGCGGCGATGGAATAAAGCAGATTGACGTTGATGAATCATTTGCGGCCATGCTGCGCAGCATAGCAGGACTTTAAAATTTAATACCATGCTTTTACCCGACGACTACTTTAAGGCTTACGGCGAAAACCTAAGCCTGACGGGCGAGCCAAAAGCGGCTTGGTACGAGACGGAAAATGCGTTCAATCGAATGTACAGCGACCCGGCGCGGAATATCACCCTGTGCCGGTTTGTATCGTATGAGTCATTCCAGGCGGCATACCGGCGGTACAACACAACCGGGTTGCCGTCACATCTTGAGATTCATATTTTTGTGGCTCCGGAAGTAAAGTAAAAATGAAATCGAATATGAAAGTGATTTTTAAAGATGGGTTTTTTAGCTCTTTGCCACCAGACCGGGCCGCCGCCGTCGAAAAGGAAATAATTAAAGAAGTTTTATCCATGAAACGGATTGACTTACATCATCACCTAAACGATAGGGAATCTCTTACAATATCGGACCCGTGTGGATATGATGCATCATGGCTTTTTGATGTTGAGAAAATAGATTTTATTGCCGACGAAGTTGTTATCGGCAATCTATGGTATGCGAAACAATACTTCCATTTCTTCCATTGCTTCTAAATGGAAGAAATGGAAGAACAAACCGACGCCGAATCCGCCTAAAGTAGCCTACAAAGTAGCCCATTGGCCCGATTGTGGCCCAATTTTGCGCATTAATGCGCATCGGAGCCTACGACATCGGATTTTTCTACGCCCGCCGGGCTGAGCCTGCAAACGAACGCAGCCTAAGCTTATCAAATCCCGCCGTCGCGGCCAATTTCGGCCTTATCCCATATGCGCCTGGCCAAACACACGTTTCTAACGAGGTAGTCCTCACCATCCCCCCGGCATGGTCAGCCATCCGGTACATATCGGAAGGCATTGCCAGCCTGGGGCGCGGCGTATTCCGCCGGGAGGCCGATGGCGACGTTTTTCCGGATCACAATAGCCCGGTTTCCTACATTGTTGACGGCCGACCGCACCCGCATTACAGCATGTTCGATTTCCTGCAAACGCTGGTATCGAACGCCTGTTTGGGCAACGGCTACGCCCGTATTCACTTCGACAGCCAAACAGCCCGACCGTATGCGCTGGAATTGATACCGCAGGAAAACGTGGCGATTGTGTACAGTGAATCGGGGCAACTATTTTACCACGTCTCCGGCGTTTTCGATAACAAGGCGGTTAACGTGTACCTGCCGGAAACGGAAATGATACACATTAAGGGCGTCACGTTCACCGGCCTTCAGGGTCGCATGGTATCGCTCGTTCACTCCGACACCTTTTCGCTCGGCGTTAACGCGCAGCAATACAGCCGCAATTACTTTGAAAAGGGCGCAAGCGTTGGCGGCCTTATTACCTTCCCCAACCAACTAAGCAAAGAGCAGCGTGACATCCTCAAAACACGAATAGGCGAATCGCACCTGGGCAGCAAAAGCGCCGGGTCGATTATGGTACTTGACGCCGGGGCCGACTTCAAGCCCATGCAGGCCGGGCCGGATAACTCCAAGGTTATCGACTTTGCCAACCTGTCAACTGTTGAGGTTAGCCAAATTTTCAAAGTGCCGCTCCACCTGCTTTCGCAACTTGACCGCTCGACCTTCTCCAACATGGAGCAGCAGAACCAGGACTTTGTGGTGCATTGCCTACGGCCCTGGGCTAAGAAAATCGAAGAAGAATTTAACGCAAAACTTTTCACCACATCGGAGGCCCGCACGCGGCGCCGCTTTTTCGCGTTCGACTTAGACGCAATGATGATGGGCGACATGAAAGCCCAGGCTGAATTTTTCTCAAGTGCAATTCAAAATGGATGGATGACCCCGAATGAAATCCGGGCCAAAAAGAACATGAACCGCATTGAAGGTGGTGACACCTTATTTATTCAACAGAACATGGCCCCTATGGACATGCTCGGTGAAATTTTACAGGGCAAAAATGGGACGATACAAGAGACGCAAACACAAGGCACGGCGGCAGATGACACGGCCCCGGAAGCCGGAACAAACACAAGCGCAAATGAGCAACCAAACGCGGCCTAGCATCGGACAGCGCAAAGCGCAGGGCGAAAAGGCCCCCGACGAAAAGAACGTGCTGCCGCTCCAAATGCGGGCGGCGTTCAAACCCGGCACCCTGGACACAGAAGCCCGGACGATGGAGGTTGTCTTTGGCAGCGACAAGCCCGTGCGTATGTATACATGGGAGTACGGCGCGATTAACGAGGAACTCTCCTTCGATTCCGCACACGTCCGCATGGACCGCCTGAACGCGGGCGCGCCGGTGCTGGACAATCACGATTCTTACGGTTCGGTGCTCGATACCGTCGTCGGGGTGATTGAAAAGGCGTGGAGCGACGGCAAAAAAGGGTATGCCAAATTGCGATTCGCCAAAACCGAAAAGGCAGAGAAAATACTGGAAATGGCCCGCGACGGCATTCTGCAAAACGTGTCGGTAGGCTACGCCGTGCATAAGTACATGCGTACCAAGGCTACCGAAAAAGACAAACTCGACCACTATAAGGCGGTGGATTGGGAGCCTTACGAAATTTCAATGGTCGCTGTTCCGGCCGATTCCGACGCGAAAGTTCGCAGCCTGAAAATGGCAGACGAAAACTTGAAAATCGAAGACCTCGAAACCCGCGACATGGGCGAAGCGATGGTCACGGAAATGGAAACGCCGGAAAGCCCGATTCAATGCTGCACGGAAGCAATCAACGAAATAAACGAAATGATTGCGGCCTGCACGGCAAACGCCGAGGCATGCCCGGAAAACGCGGACCTGTACCAGGCGGCGAAGGACGCCCACAAGGCGGCAATCGACGCATACCTTGAAATTATCGCGGCCCATAATGGGCAGCGCAAAGCGAATACTATCAACCAGCGCAAACAGGAAATTGCCTTCCTAAAGGCGCGATTCTAACAAACAAACACTATCAACTATGACTACGGCACAATTGCTGAAAGAGCGGCGCGAAGATTACGCCGCTAAAAAAGCCGAAATCGCAGCGCTGGAAGAAAAAATCGAAAAGCGCACCTGGAATGACGTCGAGGACAAGCCCAAAATGGACGCTATTGCCGGCGAATTGCGCAGCCTCGAAAGCCAAATTGAAGCCCTGACCACCAAACTGGAAAGTGAGGCTCGCAGCGCCGCGTGGACATCGTCGACTACCGACCCTGCCGGCACCCCGGTGACGCTCAACGTCATCGAAAAGCGCGGCGACAACATCGAAGACATCCGCAAGCGCTACCACTTTGCCAACGCTATTCGCGCCCTCCAGGGGGACGAAGAGTATAAAGGACTTGTGCGGGAGATGCACCAGGAGGCGACGAAGGAGGCTAACCAGGTTGGCCTCCGCGATTTCGGGAAAGGCATTATGGTTCCGTCCTTCATTCAGGAGCGTGCACATGCCGGGTTCCACAAACGGGATATGTCTACGACGACCACGGACGGCGGCTACACGATTGCAACCGCTACCGGGCAAATGATTCCGTACCTCGACCCGCAGGGTATCCTTTCCCGCCTCGGCGTTGTGTTCCTGCCCGGCTTGGTCGGAAACATTGACTTCCCGCGCAATGACGGCACGACGACTGCCGTGTGGGCCGCCGAACAGGCAGCATCGACGGAAAGCAACCCGACGACCGACCGCGTGCAAATGTCGCCTAACCGCCTGACCGCGTGGAGCGACTTTTCTACGCAGTTAATGCGGCAATCCAGCATCAACATTGAAAACTTTGTGCGCGAACGGCTGATGCAAGCCCGCGACAAGGCCCTTGACCTAGCGGCATTGAACGGCGGCGGCGGCACCACTCCGACGGGTATCACCGGAACCTCAGGCGTGAACACGATCACCGTTTCCGCTTCCCCGACGTGGGCAAAGATTGTTGATTTCGAAACGCAGGTTGCGACCGACGATGCCCTGAACGGTGATGCTATTGCCTACCTGACCACCCCGGGCGTTGCCGGTATCCTGAAAACCGTTAAGCGGGACGTTGCCGGGAACGGCTTCATTTGGGAGGGCAACAATCAGGGCGGCGGATCGATCAACGGCTACCGCGCGCTAACATCGACAACCGTCCCGACCGGGAGCGGCGGCCACTACATGTTCTTTGGCGACTGGTCGCGTCTGAAGGTTGGCCAATGGGGAGGCAGCGAATTGATGCTCGACCCGTACACGGGCCTAACCACTGCTACCATGCGTATTGTCCTGAACACCTGGCACGACGTTGCCGTGGAGCAAGGTAAGGCGTTCTCCTATTCGAGCACCGTCCACCCGTCCTAAGAGATGGTAATTGAGACAACCGCACAGCCGACGGCCGAACCGCTCACGATTGACGAAGTGAAGCAGTTTCTTAACCTGACATCGAACGACGATAACGGGATGCTGGAAACGTTCATTTCGGCGGCGCGGCGGTGGGCAGAGCAAACAACGGGTTTGCGCCTGTTGTCTCAAACGGTGAAACAATACTGGGATGAGTGGCCGACGGGGCCGTGGTGCTTAGGATTAAGCCCGGCCTCGTCGGTCACTTCGATCAAATACCTGGACGAAAACGGCTCGGAACAAACGTGGTCAACGGCAAATTACACGGCCGACACCGTGAGCCAGCCGGCGCGAATTTTCCCTACCGAGGATGTGGATTATCCCGAATTGGGGGTTTTCCCGAACGCCGTCCGGGTGACGTATGTGGTAGGCTATTCAACCACGGCAAGCGTACCGGCAGAGGCCAAAGCGGCAATGCTGCAAAAGATTGCTTTCCTGTACGAAAACCGGGAAGATATACCGCTGAGCGGCGTGGGCAATGCCTACCGCATGCGCAGCGCCGATGCACTGCTTTTCAATAACCGGCAAAATTTGATATAGCAGAATGAGCGATTTTTTGCACGCAATAGGGGACACGGTTAGATATACGCCGGACGGGATAATTGTAACACAAACGGCCGTTGTGATTGGCCGGCATAAGCATTTTTCCGGCAGGAATTACTATGAAATATCAGGAAAAAACAAGCGGTGCGCAGAGGATAATCTTTGGCCGACACGTGAAAAAATACTAGCACTGCCATGCCGACAGGGAACATAGACAAGGTGCTTAAGCCGGATATAGCGGCGCTCGACACGACAATCTACCTGCAATCGTTCACGACGTCGGCAGACGCCTACGGCGGGTTACCGAAGACCTGGACGACATACGCAACGGAAAAGGCCCGCCTAAAGTGGGCAGCAACGGGAAGCGGGGAAGAGTACGACAAACACGTAAACCTGGGAGTGACGCGGATAGAATTTACCATCCGGTGGCGCTCCGGGGTATCTCTGAAACACCGAGTGTTGTACGATTCAGATTACTACGACATCCGGAAAGTGGAGGAACTAGGACGGCGGAAATTCATAACAATAACGGCTGAAAAAAAGGTGTAATGCCAAAGATTGATATAAACAAGGATTTTCAGTTAGAAACGAACCGCCTAATAAAGGCGCTGTACGAGTTGTCTACCGACGCAAAGCAACACACCCGACAGACGCTTGAAATCGGTTCGCGGCCAATCGTTGAGGCTGCCCGTGCTGCGGCACCCGTCGGCACGAAAATTCACTACCGCTACAACACACCGAAACTAACTAACCTGCTTCGCGCCCCTAATGGCTCCGGCGTAATCGTGGCCACATACCGGCCCGGAAACCTTCGGGATAGCATCAAGGCAATCTTTTTCCGCCGCGCCGCAAACTCTGTTTTTATCGGCCCCGTTCGCGCCAGAAACCCAAAAGGTGTCTTTGGTCCAGACTATCCGTTCACGTTCGACGGCGGGACTTTTGCTTCGACACGGACAGACGGATTTTACGCGGCGTGGCAGGAGTTTGGAGCGCCGGAAATAGGGATATCGGCACAGCCATTTATGAGGCCAGCGGCGGCGGTGGCAGGACCAAAAGCGGTGCAGATAGTGCAAAAAGAATTGCGCCGCCGGATTGAATCATTTGCGAAACGATATGCACGCGCTAAAGGAAGGGAATAATGAACGTCACCGGACCGATAAAAACACTAATTGCCGCGAACGGCACCGCCAACGGGCTATTTGCCGGGCGGGTATACCCCGGGGTGTTGGAGCAGGAAAGCACCTACCCGGCGGCGGCAATTAACGTAGTGTCCACCCGGCCAACGAACAGCAAAACGAACGCATCGAGCCTGGATATAGTGACCGCGCAAATAGACGTGTACGGCACGACATACGCCACGGCACAGGCGGCGGCGGCGGCGATCCGGACGGCAATCGATTACCAAACAAGCGGCAGTTTGGGGCACATACAATTTGAAGGGCAGGAAGATATGTTTTCCGCCAAACCTGAACTGTACCGCATAATGCAAACATATTCAATTGGCTACCAATGAAGCGTGTAACAATACTGTATGATTTTGAAAATTTCAAAGCCGGCAGCGGCGTAGCGGTTGACGACGGCACCGCCGCGATATGGCAAGCGCAAGGCAAGGCGATTATCGGCCCCGACGACCTGCCCCTGAAAAAAGGCAATTTGAACCTGTACAACGGTTGCACGCCGCTAACGGCGGCAGAGGTGGCCGCGGAAAACAAAAAAGTAAAAGCCCCGCCGCCCGTAGTGGTGGAATCGGAGCCGGAGCAATAACAAACAAGCAAACACAAAACAAACACTATGGCTACCACAGGGACGGTTAACACTAAGTTAATCAAAATACAGTATAACGACGCCCCCAGCACCCCGGTTGCAATCACCTGCCTTACGAATGCCGAAATCACGATCAATAACGAAATGTTCGACGTGACGTGCAAAGATTCGGGGCAATGGAAAGAGGTGATCCCGGCGCAAACAAACGCCACGATCAGCGGTGAACTTTTTGTTGCCTACGACGCCACGCGGGGACACGACGAAATTCTCACCTCGTCCCTTGCCCAAAACAAAATCGAATGGGTATTTGGCACCGGCGTAACGGGCGACACCAAACTGAGCGGGCAAGGTTATTACTCCTCGACGGGTATTTCGGCACCAGGCCAAAACGAAGGCACCACAATGTCTTTCGAGATTGCCGTTACGGGCGCAATCACAAAAGGCATCTTCTCTTAATCTGTAAAATAACAACAATGGTACAATGGGTTAAAATAGGCGGACGAGAACGGCCGATTTCGTTTGGGTATGAAGTCGGCTATGCGTACGAAATGGCGACAGGCGGCAACTATAATGAACTGATTATGCAGATAGCCGCTGAAATCACCGCCGCCGGGCAGGCTATGTCGGATAACGATCTAAACCGGGTTGCTGTGGCCATGCGGGTTCGGCCGCTAACTGACGTGGTGTACCACGGCCTGAAGTATGCGCACCGGCGCGAGCAAATCGAAATCGACTTTGAGCCGGAGGACGTAGCCGGATGGCTTTTCAGAGATCAGGCGGCTATTCAGGCATGCGTTTCGGCGCTGTTTGAATCGCTGCCCCGGCCGGGCGAATCAGATGACGAGTCGGCAAAAAAAAAGACGGTGACAAGCCGGAGCGCATCGACTGGCAAGGGCTACTCCAAACGGCAGCGATTATAGGTATGGCAGAACGCGAATTTTGGCAAACGACCCCACGGTATTTCGATTGCCTTGTTCGCGCATACGAAACCAAACAGCGCGCACAGTTTGAATTAACCCGCACATCGTCTTTCCTAATCTGCTCCCCTCACTTGCGGAAGACGGCAACGCTTAACCGATTTTGGCCCTCGCCTTGGGAGCGGCCTAAAAAAATTGATTGGCAGCCCATCGACCCGGCCGTACTGGCAAACTTTGAACGTAACGCCGACGATGTGTTGGCGAATATGAAACGCAATGGCGACAATTAGCGAACTTAATGTCCGGCTAGGACTGCTATACAAGGATTTCGACAAATCCCTTACGGCGGTAGAAAAGCGCTTGGAGCGCTCAGGGCGCAAGTTTTCGCAATTGGGCAATGACCTTGCGCTTTCTATCTCCCTGCCCCTGGCCGCGCTCGGGGCGTCTGCCGTCAAGCAAGCCGGGGAAATCGAAGCATTGAAATTGGCAATGACGTCAACCTTTGCCGACGCGGGCCGATCAGCGGCCGACGCGGCAAAAGAGGTTGAGATGTTGCGTGAAGCGGCCAAAGCCCCAGGCCTGGACTTCGAGCAGGCGATCAAAGGCAGCATCCGTTTGCAGGGCGTAGGATTGTCGGCCGAAATGGCGCGCAAGACGCTGACGGAAATGGCGAACGCTATTGCCCTGACCGGCGGCACGGCGCAAGAACTAGACAGCGTGACGCGGCAATTTGCGCAGATGATTGCCAAGGGTCGGGTACTTCAGGAGGATGTTACGATTTTGGCGGAAAACATGCCGAAAATTTCCGACCTGATGCAAAAGGCATTCGGCACGCGGTCGGTTGAGGCGATCCGCAATATGGGCGTTTCAGGGGCCGAATTTGTGCAGCGGATCACGGAGGCAGCAACCGGGCTTTCCAGGGTCGAAGGCGGGATAAAAAACGCGCTGGTAAACGCTGGCGCGGAGGCCCGGCAGTCATTGGCGGCATTGGGGGAAGCGATCATTAAGGCGTTCGACGTTACCGGGAAAATTGAGGCCGTCACGAAGGCCCTATCCGGCGCGGTTGAATGGTTCAAGTCATTGTCAGAAAGCACGCAAAGCGCGATAGTGTCGTTCGGCGCATTTCTGATTGTTGCCGGCCCGGCCGTTAAGGTTCTAGGGGCGCTATACGGTGGCATCGGGCAAGTTATCGGCGGGTTCAGGGCGTTTGTCGATGCGACAAAGGGCGTTTCGCTATTTTTCGCCGGTATGACGCAAAGCACCGTATCGGTCACAAAGTACATCAAAGATTTTTCAGGGGCAATGTTGGGTGGCGCGGAAGCGGCGGCCCGCTTGCGCATTGCTGTCATTGCCTCTACGGCTGGACTTGCCGCTATTGTGCTAGGTATCGCGGCTGCCGTGTACGCCCTTTCGGACAACTTCGACGCGGCCGCTTTTGCAACAGAGAAATTTGCAGAGGCACAGCGCTCGGTGAGATCG